ACCTGACAATCCTAAGTTTGCAGAACAAGTTAACTGGGAATTGGATGCCCAGGAACTTTCCGATATTATCGTATATTATTTTGCAGATGGGACCAAATCGCCCATAACACTTCTTGAAGTGGGCTTATTCCATAAGAAGGATTGCGTTGTATATTGCACGCCAAAATTCTGGCGTTGGGGAAATATTTCATTAGTCTGTTCTAGATATGATATTCCTTTTTATGATAACTACGAAGCCTTTGTGAAATATATTAAGGGCTTGACGACCGACCTCAAAGAATTCTATAATATCTAAGCGAATATATGATTAAGAAATCAATTTACAAAAGACATATTGTGTCTAGATCTGGGTCTAGGTCTAGGTCTGCGTCTTGGTCTGGGTCTGAGTCTTGGTCTGGGTCTGCGTCTGGGTCTGAGTCTTGGTCTGGGTCTGAGTCTGGGTCTGGGTCTTGGTCTAGGTCTTGGTCTAGGTCTGGGTCTTGGTCTGGGTCTGGTGAAACAAATGATTAAGAAATTAATTTACAAAAGACATATTGTGTCTAGATCTGGGTCTAGGTCTTGGTCTGGGTCTTGGTCTGGGTCTTGGTCTGCGTCTGGGTCTAGATCTAGGTCTGGGTCTTGGTCTGGGTATAGGTCTTGGTCTGGGTCTTGGTGAAACAAATGATTAAGAAATCAATTTACAAAAGAAATATTGTGTCTAGATCTGGGTTTCGGTCTTGGTTTTGGTCTGATTCTGGGACTTGTTCTGGGGCTGGGTCTGAGTCTGGGTCTGGGTCTGGGTGGTGTAGGTCTGGGTCTGGGTCTTGGATTGGGGTTCAGTCTGGAGAAACTAATGATTAAACGATCTATTTACAAGAGAATCCACAGGATGAAGTCTAGATCCAAAACTGGATCTTGCTTTTATGTCGGATCTCATGATAGAATATTCTCAGGATTCCCATTCCGCACTTGGTCTAGTTCGTGGTCTGGAACATTTTTTTGGTTAAATTCTCGAACCCTAACTGCTTCTGGATCTCGGTCTGGAGATCAAAAATTAGTTATTTCGTATAGAAAAAAATAAATTGAGTGCTTGACGACCAACCCCAAAGAGTTCTATAATAGATAAAGAGATAGAAAATGATTCTAAACACAAATCCTGAAAACTCCGCAGTTCTTTCAAATGTATCTTCAACTAACGAATTCCGAATTCGTAATTCATCAAAAGCATTTTCGATTTTGAGTAGTGGTTTGTACGCAAACAAGATCAAGGCAATTATTCGTGAATTATCTTGTAATGCATACGATTCGCATGTTGCAGCCGGGAAGCCGGATGAACCGTTCACCGTTCATCTTCCGAATCGTCTTGAACCTTGGTTCTCGATTCGAGATTTTGGTGTAGGACTCTCGCACGATGAAGTAATCAACATTTACACGACATACTTTGAATCCACTAAGACCACTTCGAATGATTTTGTCGGTGCTCTTGGACTAGGTTCTAAATCTCCATTCTCTTACACCGAGAACTTCACTGTCACTGCAATCAAGGGTGGTAAGAAAGGAATTTATTCGGCGTTCGTGAATGATTCGGGTGTTCCGAGTATTGCACTTATGTCCGAATCTGATACCGACGAAGGTCCTGGAGTTGAAATCCGATTCTCTGTTGAAGATTTTAATGATATTCCTAAATTCCAGTCCGAAGCGGTTACCGTGTATACTTGGTTCAAGACGCAGCCTATTGTAACCGGATATTCTGGTTATGATGCTGCTTTAAAGAGTGGATCGATTTCCTACACAGAGAAGGATATTGTTCCTGGTATTCATCGAACTGCCAGTATTAGTCGATATTCATATCAACAGTATCCTTCCTATGCAGTCATGGGTAATATCGCTTATCCAATCGAAGTACCGAACCCCCAACAGAATTTGGGTTCTTTGGCTGATCTTCTGAAGTATGGATTGGTTATTGAATTCAATATCGGTGAAATTGATTTCCAGGCTTCTCGTGAGGGATTGTCTTATATCCCTCAAACTATCGCAGCAATCAAGGCGAAGTTAGAAAATCTGCAAGCAAAGATGTATGATTTATTCTTAGAGAAGGTGAAGGGTGTCGATAAGAATAAATGGGTATTTGCTGGATGGTTGATTAAAGAATCTCAGGATTCTTTATGGGGACAATATGCAGTCAAATATGCGAAGGATAATCCTTCACCGTTGTATGTTATTTCCACTTATAATTATCCTGGTACTCTTTATTACACAAATCTCCCTCTCCCAAATGAGGAGTTAGATGCCTTCAACATTAAACCGACATTGATTTTCAGGAATTACGGGACGCCGAAAGAGTTTGATTTCAAGGTACATCAACCTCATGTGAATTACAACACAATGCATTTTTTCCTGAACGACACTAATAAAGGTGCAATTCAACGGATTAAGAATCATGTCAAAAATCTATCAGTTTCTTCGACTCAATATTATATTATTCTAGACAAGATCGATAAGTCGAAGGAAATGCAGACCGATGCATTCTTCGATATGATTCACAATCCACCAGAAGATCTTATTCATAAAGTTTCGGATACTAAAGAGACTTCGGTTTCCAAGAAATCCCGAAATAGTGATATCACGATCCTGAAGTTGGCATTTAACCCTAAGGCCAGAAATACTTATAACGGTAATCTGGGCGTGTTTTACACTTGGAAAGAATGGGGAAAGTTGAATGCTATTACAAATTCAATTGATACATTCTATTATATTCCCGTAAGCGGGTTCGTTTCGATTACAAAGAAAATCAGCAAATTCAAAGAAACTATACACCTTCTAAAAGATACTGTTTTATTTGGTAAATCTATCGGTGGAGTGTATGGTGTTCGTAAGGCTGATTTAGATGAAGTTGAGAAGCTTCCGAATTGGGTAAATATCGAAGATCACATCGAAGATATCTTCAAGAAAAATAAATCTAAGATTCTTGAAGAATCTTGCTCTACTGTCATTGACATTATGCCGACGTTGAAGTATAATGAAGTCATATGCAAGTCCTTGTCTGATAAATCTGATTTCAAAATCTTGAATCAGAAGATGAGAGTACCAAATACGAAAAATGACATCAAGAGACTCGCCGAGGTTCTTAAAGATTATGATCCTGAGTTCTTGCAAGAAATTATCAAATATCAGGATTCTTTACGAAACGAATGCAAGGCAGTATTGAATAAATATCCACTACTGCAACATCTGAATAATTATCTACCAATTAGTTCATATGAACAAATTGCAGAATACATCAACCTAATCGACAAGAAAGAAGAGAATTAATCATGTATCCATATCTAATCCAAGGAAACAATATTATTGTGGTGATCGGAAATAACTCACACACAATCAACAAGAGTCACATTTCATATCAGAAGATCGTTGATGCAATCAAGGCGAATGATTGGGACGGAGTGAAGTCACTCATCGAACCAACAAAGGCGCTCCTCAATTATGGAGCAGGTAACGTATCCATTAAGGGTGATGTTCTTTACTGGAAGGACGAAGAATTCCCTAATGTTCTTTCTGATAAGATTATTCAGATGTATCAGGAAGGTTTCCCGATTGAACCGATGGTTCTTTTCATGGAAAATCTAATGACGAACCCTTCGAAGCGTGCGGTAACTGAACTTTATCGTTTCTTGGAGAAAGGATCGCTACCAATTACTTCTGATGGGCATTTCCTCGCATACAAGAAGGTTCGTGCCGATTACAAGGATTGTCATTCTGGTACAATCGATAACAGTGTAGGACAAGTTGTGGAAATGGAACGTAATAAGGTCGATGACGACAAGGATCGTACTTGTTCTACTGGACTACATTTTTGTTCAGAGAGTTACTTGGCTCATTTCGGCGGCGAGCGAATCATGATCCTGAAGATTAATCCGAGAGACGTAGTTTCGATTCCTTCAGATTATAACGATGCCAAGGGACGTTGCTGCCGATATGAAGTTATCGGGGAACTTGGTGCAGATCAAGTGCCAGCCGATGCTTTTACTCAACCTGTACAAGATGATGCTAATTATGATATGGGTTGCGACTACTGCTCAAATGACTAAGTAGGAGATGGGGTGGGAGTAAAATCCCACCCAATTAATATATGTTTCGAAGAAATTATTTGTTATCTAGACGATTTTCAACAGGATCGAATTCAATTAAATACTCTCGTTCTGGTTATGTGTTAAGCCCGTATGCGTTTATTTCGGCTTCCGGATCGGATTATGCTTGTGTTTCTTACTGTGGGCGAAAAGGTGTGGGATTTTCATCATCAGGTGAATGGGAGTTAAATTTATGTTAAAGCAATCACATATTAATGTAGTTAGATATTTCTGGTCAGGAAATAAAAATAAGAAATGTTCTTATTCGGGTGATAAGTCCTATATGTTTTCAGAGATTGGTAGTAATATTTGTTGTTCTTTTTCTGGATTTAGTGATATCGCTTGGTCTTTTTCTGGCAACCGGAGTTGACACAAAACAAAAAATATAGTATACTAGTAGTATATGGAAAGTGACCTGAGAATCCAGCGAATCTTCTCGATACTCAAAGAAGTTGCTATTGCGACTCCTAAAGTCTCTGGGGCGAAGCTGGCGGCGGCAATCGTCTACAAAAACAAAATCATTTCGATTGGCGTGAACTCAATGAAGTCTTCGCCACTACAGGCTAAATATGCAACTAATAAAGATCTATCTATTTTCCTTCATGCTGAAATTGCAGCAATTAAAAATGCGCTACGTCAATTGGATGTAGAAGAGTTCTCTAAAGTAACTCTATTTGTTTGTCGGGTAAAAACTGACATTCAAACGAACCAGATGGTATTCGGTCTTGCGAAACCCTGCACCGGATGCCTACGTGCAATCGTAGAGTTTGATATAAAGAGAGTTTATTATACTCTCGACAATGAAGGATGGGAAACTTTATGATTTATGCCGGATATTGTTGCATTAATCTGACTCTACAAAAATCACTAGGAATTACGACAAACAGAACGATGCGGAAAGATACTTTCATGCAGAAAGGTATCGGATACGCATCCGAATTAATCCTACAGAATCTTTCAGATTTGATTCATATTATAGATTGGAACGGACAAAAAGATATTCTAAATTTCAGAATGTCATCTGAGATGTTTCCTTGGGCATCGGAATATGCATTCGAAGATCTGCCGGATTGGACAAAAATCAAATCAAAGCTACAAGAAGCAGGCGAATTATCACTATTCTATGGAATGAGGATGTCTTTTCATCCTGGTCCATTTGTCAAGCTAGGATCTAAGATCGAAGGGGTAATTCAGAATTCAATCAAAGATCTTGAGATTCATAATTCAATTCTAGATCATATGGGTCTTGAGGCTTCTACTTTCTATCCGATTAATATTCATGTCGGAATGAAGGAATCGCCAGAAACTACTAACAAATTCTGCGATACATTCGAGAGATTATCTCCGAATCTGAAGAAGAGATTAGTTGTAGAGAATGATGATAAATCATCTTCGTATTCTGTATTAGACCTATATAATGGAATTCATTCTAAGATCGGGATTCCTATTACATTCGATTATTTTCACCATTCTCTACATCCCCATGATTTGTCCGAAGAAGAAGCATTCAAGATTGCCCATTCGACTTGGGATACAATTCCGCTGTTTCATTACTCAGAATCTAAAGCCTTGAATGAAGGTGTTGAATGTAATCAGACAGCACATTCATATTATGTGAATTCTCTTCCAGATGATTATGGATTAGATGTGTACTTGGATATCGAAGCTAAGGCAAAAGACTTAGCATTAATGAAGGTTAAGAATAATGTTAGAATTAAATGAATCCTATAATGGAAAACATCAAACCCATGAAGATTGGTTGTGGGAATTAAATCAAGCTTGGGTCTTAGCTAAGAAGCATCTAGAAAATACATATACTAAGCGTTCAAGTGTTTCTTATTTGAAACATGTTGAGGATGGATTGAAAATCCTGGATTTAATTGGTGCATGTCGAACAGCGAAACGAGCTTTCTGTCTTCATCCATTGCTTCAAACCGACACGGAATTGTTCAATAATTTAGACGAAGTTTGTACTTATTGTGGAGATACTCGTGCGGTTGCATTGGCAATGGAATATCGCTGGATCGCAAATACAAATCTTCGTCATTCAGTAAAAGATCGTGGTTGGACAATACCGCATTTGAACTTATTACCTTGCGTAAAAAATATGTTAATCGCAGATAAGATTCAAAATTTAATGGATTTTCGAACATATCAAAAATTACCATCCAGAGATACGAATGAAATCGAAACATATTTTAGTGTTTGGTTGAGTGTTTTGGGTGTTTCTAGTATAGAATACAACGAAATTGTTAGAATTATTGAGGAGAAACCATGAATCAATATAAGTGTTCTTTTTATTGTGGAAATGATCGATCTGTTATGATGCGTGATTATAAGGTTCAGGCACCGTCGCCGTTCGATGCATCTAGAATTGTTGAGTCTCTTTTTGGGACTGATAAGTATTTTAGATGGTCATCTATCCCAAATTAAGGAATAAAAATGAAGAAAACAAAGGTCGGTTCAGATAAGGGATCTGAGTTAGTAATTCCTCAGGTGTATCTTTCGTTCGAAGGTGCAGGATATTATCTGATTAATGATGATATTGATTCATACTCAACAGGAGAAGTAATTAAATATATTGTAGAACGTAACGTAAATTTCGCCGATCAGAAGACAGAAATGCGATTTATCGTGAATTCTCCTGGCGGCGATTTATGTTCAGCTTTCGCCTTGATTGATGTTATGAAAGGATCTAGAATTCCTATCTCCACATTTGGATTAGGAACTATCGCCTCGGCTGCATTGGCTATCTTTATTGCAGGTGAGAAAGGTAAGCGATACATTACACCGAATACGTCGATTCTATCACATCAGTTTTCTTGGGGATCGATTGGGAAGGAACACGAACTTTACGCAAAGAATAAAGAGATTGAATTAACTACTAGTAGAATGCTTCAACATTACAAGAAATGTACTGGACTTCCTGAGAAGAAGATTAGAGACCTACTCCTCCCGCCTCATGATGTGTGGTTGTCTGCGGCTGAAGCAATTGATTATGGTTTGGCTGATAAGATTGTGGATTGGTATTGATCGTCTAAAGAGGGAGGGAGATATCTCCCTCTTTTTTTACTTCATCAACTCGTTCCATTCGTCTTTGGTAACTACGAGTAATTCTAAACCAGAACCAGGAGTATATTCCATATATTCAACTTCATCGTCAGTTACTTTAGTTACCATGATATTCTTACCGATTTTATCTCCCTTTTTGGGATCGGCTACTTTATCTCTACCAGTTTCTAGATCTTTGACTTCTGAAATAATATCTAGATAATCTTGTGTGAATTTGTTCATTTTTAATCCTCTATATATTTATAAAAAAAGGGAACCCGAAGGTTCCCTTTTTCTTTTGATACTAACGATCTTATAGTACGTTGCGGACTAGTACACGACGATAGTAATCGTTGGAGTTTGCAGCTAGAGATGTACCGTCGCCGCCAAGTGGATTGGCTACGATGGAATATCTTGTCTTAAATGCAATCTTCGGTGCAAATGAGTTAGGATCAACTGCACGTACCATTGTTAGTGGAACATATGGGCAATAGAACATACCAGCATCATAAGCATTCGATCCCTTGTATCCAACAACCATTACATCCGAGAACGAAGCACCAGCCTGAACCGAGAAGTAAGGATCGACATAAACCTTATACTTACCGTTTAAGACGCCGACGAAAGTGTTACCTGTGTCGTCAACATTTAGATCGGTAGATAGAGCAGGAGTATAATCTAGCTTACCAGCCATTGCTAGAGCAGAGGCTACGTCTGAAGAGCAGATAATGATGTTACCCTTTCCACGACGAGTTGCTTTTGCAATTGCATTTGCTTCACGTTCAACCTGGAACATTAGACCCTTGAAGCGTTCGACTGACCAACGACCATCGGAGTCTGTATCTAGATCGAAGTAACCAGCGGCGGTTGTACCAACCTGTGCGCCTGCCTTAGCAATGCGGTAGATTGTACGAACAACTTCACGGTTGATTTCGGCCATGATTTCCTGAGATAGAATATTCGATAGTTCGGACTCAGCATCTAGACCGTGGACAGCCTTTAGATCCTGAGCGATTTCCATTGAATATTCTGCCTTTAGAGCACGAGTCTTGGCTTCAGTAGAGATCTTCTCAATTGTGAAACCCATTTCTCCAGCGATATCTCCCTGACCTGTGGCAGCAGACATACCTGTACCGAATAGACCTAGTGCATCGGTTGAAGTAAATACGTTTGCATTATGAGGACCATATGGAGCAGGACCAGTTGCACCAGCGAAAGCTGTATTAGCTTCGTTGAAGAGTGCTTCGGTTGAAGATGTATTTACAACACCACCTGAACCGTAGCGTGACTTCATTGCGAAGATAAGACCTGTTGGAGCAGACATTGGCTGAACACCGCAAACGTCATAAGCCATTAGGTTTGGCATAGAACGGCGAACTAGAGCAATTAGTACTGGATCGAAACGATCAACGTTACCAGTTACGTTTGCTGGAGTTGCTTCGGTAATCATTCGGCGCTCTTCAGCTAGTGCCTTCTCCTGATTTTCTAGAAGAATGGCAGTAACTGCCTTGCGGTAGTTATCCTTGATTGGAGCTAGATCCTGGTGTTCTAGGATTGCCTTCCATTTGTTTTGTAGATTTGACATATTTCTCCTTTAAAGAAACAATTTATAATAGTATTTATAAAAAATTAAAACTTGAGATTTTTCGAAATTGCGTTTGCGTAGATGTTCATTACAGGATTATCGGAAATAATTTCTGTATTTTGATCTTCCTTTAGTGAATCTTCTGTCAACTTTTTCTTTGTTGATTTGGATTCGAAAGCAGTCTTAACAAGTACCTTTAGTTTTTCTTCATAAGATGCCTTGTTATCGAACTGAATTTCTTCGGCTAGGGTCTTGAACTTTTCCTTCTGGGTTAGTGAAAGGTCCTTTGAAACTGCATTGATAATTGAGTATTTCACTTGTTCATCTAACATTAGGCGATAATTAGCCGCACGAGTAATTTCTTCGTTTAGTTGATTATCGTACTTTTCCTTCTGTTCGTTGATTTTGTTTTCTAGCTCAACAATCTTTGTGTTTAGATCTTCGACAATATTCTTTTCTTCTGGAACAGTAATATTGTGTTCAGAGAATAGATTCTTTAGACCAGAGATAAATGACTCAGCAATCTCGGTTCTTAGACCTTCTTCAATTGCTAACTTATTATCTTCAACCCATGATTCGGCTACATAAGTTAGATACTTATCTACAGATTCGACTACTGCTTCGTATACTTCGATTTCGTCTTCATCTTCGACTTCATCGGTCATATCATCTTCTTTGTCCATAGCTTCTTCCATTGCTGGTTCTTCGGTGGGTTCTGGTTGTGATTCCATATCACGAAGATAATTTGCTAGACGAGTTGCAATTGTTGGGTCATCAACAACAGCCTGAAGAATTGTAACAATATAACCGAATGAATCATCGGCAACGGTATTGCCGGAGATGTCATCCATTGCAGATTTTAGTGAACGGGCGAACATAGATGGATTTACTTTTAGAGCAGATAGAATCTTACGCATGTCTTGATCCATAGCCAATTCCTTTGGATCGACTTCGGCTTCTGACAATTCTAATTCAACATCCATCATTTCTTCATCGTCTTCTTCGGTTTCTTCTGCCTTCATAGGAAGGTCAGATCTCTTTGCGCCAGCCATATCCGAAAGTTGTTTCTCGGTCATTGACTTGTACATATCAACCGAAGCACCCTTTAAGGCAGATGGGGGAATAACACCACGCTTTGCGGCGAGTGCAGCACCAGCAGCCATTTGTTGCATGTCGGAAACGGCTTCTCGTTCTTGAATCTTTTGTTCAACAGCAGATTCAAAAACTTCTTTTAGTTTTTGGGCGAATTCTGGATTTAGATCCATTCCTTCGAAAAGTGAATCAAAATCTTTGGTTTTTTTAGCCATTAATTTCTCCTAATTTCTATACTATATATTTATTGTTTTTATAATTTCGAAAGAAAGTCTTTGAACACATTCAACTTCGTCTCCGGTAAATTCAGTCCGGATGACTTGTTAATTCTATTCTTCCATTCTTCAACTTGCACTTCTAAGAATTTACCGTTTTCGTAAACCCATTCTTTTGATTCCATTACAGCTTCAACGAAAGCTTCTTGTGCAGAAGGATCTGCAACAATATCTGCTGCTGTCATAATCTTATAATCCGGTTGGACGATTGAATATTGACCCTCAGATTGCAATGAACCCAATCCTCGTGTAGAAACTCCTAGAGTACAATCAGCATCGATAAAAGCTTTTACTATATTTCCGTTAGGAGTATCTAGAATTCTTGCCCTTCCGATGTAATTATTTCCTTCTGGGACCAAAGAAACTATTAGATGTGATACTCGATCAAGATTGATGCTTGGATTTTCAGGATGTCCTAGTTCACCGAATGCTCTATTCTTAGTGACATATTCAGAATTATATCTGTCGATTTCTTCAGACATCCAATCTTTCTTGTATTTTCTGCCATTGCGATTCGGTTTCTCGCATTGAATGAATATACCTTCAATGAAGTATTTTTTCGCACCAGTAGATTCGACACATTCTGTAATGATATTAACTTCTTGATTTACTTCTCTGAGTAGTTTCATTTGTACAAACCAGCTCTTTTCCCTCTAGTGATTGAGATTTTTCTTTTTCTTAGAATAGACGATAACTTCGCTGCACGTTTTCTTGCCGATTTCTTTGCCGAAATCTTACGCTTACGTTTCTCACTAGGATTCATTCTTACTATCTTTTTACCAGAAATACGAAATCCGGATTTGGCAGACTTCATTTTCTTGCGTTGGATCTTACCACCACGAACTCTATCGTAGCGGATTCTTTGTCCAATTTTTACTCGCTTCTCAGTAATCATTAGCTATATTGCCCTACTTTTAGAAATCCTGATGTTTTTTCTAGTCTAATGATTATTACATATGGATCTGTTGTCGTGGTTGTAATTAACACGTTTCCATTTGTTCCTGAGTTAGAATTCGTGATTTTAGCCTGATAATCTTTATATAAATTCAATCTTCCGTTTCCGGCGAAAGTTCCTATTAAGTTATTAACTGACCCATGAAAAAGTAATGATATTCTATTAGTTCCAGTAATAGCCCAATCAATTTTTTCGATAGATAATATTCCTGTGCCGGATAAATTAGTAAAAGAAGACGGATTGACAACAATAGATCCAGTTTCAACGATTGATCCTGTAATTCTCACTACAGCAGAATTTTCATCTTCTCTTATGATTGTAGTTGTTGCCATTTGTATCCTTATAGATTGCTGCTTATTTCTTCTCGCTTTTGATCGATGATTTTCGCAATTTTAGCAGAAAGAATGGAATTGACCAAAGGCTTAATACTAGCTGGCTTATTTTCGCCACTATACTTAATGATTTGCATAATTTTTTCTTTTTCAGTAATAGTCATATATTCCTCTTCATATTTAGGATAGTTCTAAATTCTCTGGTGGTGTCTCAGGTAACTCTGGTTCTGATATAGCAGGTTCGGTTTCAAATCCAGGTTCAGTGAATCCACTACTAGTGTCCATAATTTCTGGTTGTTCTTCAGGTTTCTCTTCTTCTGGGGTCTCATCATTATCAATCTTAATATCATCAATCTCTTCTTCAGATAACTTCAAGAAATTCTTCTTTATGTATTCAGGTGAGAAATATCCTTCACCCAATGAGATAGCAGAAGACGCTAATTCAATTCTTCTAGTCATGATTTCTGCTTCATTATATTCGGCGAAATGTGAATCTTTTCTGTAATCGAAATAGATGTTATTCTTGATATGTGCATCCCAATCTTCTACAGTTACAATGTTCTTGAGGATTAATTGCTTTCTGAGTAGATCCGAGAATAGAGTAGAGAATCTTGTTCTGAGTCTCTTGATAAACTTATTAAATTTAACTTCTTCACGATCAATTTCGGCTGCTCGTCCGGAATTAAATGTAGATCCTTCGGTGATTCTTGTTCCGGGGACGTGTAACGAGTTATAAAGATTCTTTCTGAAATAAGCCACGTCGCCCAATTCACCTAATGCAGTTCCACCGGGAAGAGTTGAGATATCAGTACCTTTGCCTTCGTCATTTACCGGAAGCCAATAATCCTCTAACATCGATAGCGTTCGGGTATCGTCTCTGAGATCACCAGTATTTGAATCATATACAATCTTATTTTTGAACTTATTCTTAAGATCGTTTATGTATTGTTCTGCTTTAAGCTTAGGTAATCCACCCGTATTAATCTTGAATATTCTACGTTCTGGTGCTCTGGCAATTCGATAAATTACAGCAGCGTCTTCCAACATTCTCAATTGATTAAATGGTTTAATTGCCTTATGAAGATATGAAAGTATTATTCCGCCATTCTTATAATCAATCAATCCAGAATTAGTTGTTGCAACCGAATCTGCCGGAATTTTGATGTTATTATAAACATAATATTCCGAAATCGGTTTCTGAATAATAACACCACGTTTTGTTACGTCGTCTTTTACTTCTTTAATCTTATCAATTTTCTTTGGATCAATATATCTGAGTTCTTGAATACCATCAGATACATTCTTCGAATCAATTACAATGTTAAAATAGATTCTACCGTCTACATACCATCTCTTGAATATCTCGTATGCATTCTCATTGAAATCTAATAGGTTTAATACATTATTGAATTCTTCGACAATAACTTCTTTAATCTGATCCGAATAAGGTAACTTATCAACAATAATACCGACTGGTGGTTCTGGATCACCAGTCACAATTGCTTCATTGATAATCTCATCGATAGCAGATTCAATAGTAGATTGAAGAGATAATTCTCTGTATTTGTCTATAAGATCATTCTTGCTAGACGTATTGAATTCTAAATTGTAATATGTATTACTGAATCCTCCGACAGAGGAAACAACAATAGATTCATCGTCGTTAGTCTGAGGAACAGGAGAAAGTAGTTCCCTCTCCTGTTCGCCATTCTTTTTGAACGAAAATCCAAAAAAATCAAGTAAAGCCATAATATCCTTAGTTTAACGTACTAGCTGATTCCCACCAATCATATTGTAGTGTTACAGTAAATTCTTCAATAGCATCATTTGATTCCCAAGATACATCAATCGGAGCGATATCAGATGGCCAAATTGAATTAAACTTATAACGCTTAATTACTTCTCCGGTCTTGGCATATTGTCTGACTTCGGCTTGTGTGTTCTTGTAATTCGGATCAACTTTTATATTACCGACATGAGTATTAATTCTCGACATCCAATTTTCGAATGCATTTCGAACATTAAATGTCTCTTCGTTCATTACAGTGACAGTCCATTCGGCGAATGTCTTGTCTCCTGCAACTTTAATTTTTCGACCGAAGTAAGGTAGTTCGATAGTTCCTACTGTTACTCCTGGTAGCTGTGCAGCCTTGCAGTGGAAAATGAAATCAGGACCAATTCCTCCACCGAATACTTGAGCTTCAAAAAGAGTAGGTCTTGCACCTTCTGCAACAAACTCCCCTTTGAATCTATTTAAGTTAAATGCCATACGATTTATAATCCTTTAATCTTATTTATATTCGTTTTGGGGAGAGAATATTCTCTCCCCATTTATTAGAATTGACCAACAATTTCAGAGAATTCCACTGAATTTCTCACCGCAACGAAATTTAGTTGGATATAATTAATGCTACGAGCTGGTTTTATATATATATCTCCAACAAATGAGTTTGAATCGATAACTTGTGGGGTGTTATTTGTTTCGTCACAAACCACCTTGAAGTCATAGATACCTCTTCTACCCTGCACGTCACGTAGATAAGGTTCAACTAATCCTACGAACTGAGCACGAGTGAATTCATCATTAATCTCGAATAGAGAGAACTTAGCGGCAGTTGCAATTGCTTTCTCAAGAATAATGAACAATCTACGAACATTAATTCTGTCGAATGCAGAAGGACGAGCAAGAGTTGTCTTATCACCGAATAGAACTGTTCCGGTTCCTGATTCAGTAATAATTGGGTTAACGCCAACCTTGTATAGTTCGTCTCTCTGTGCCTTAGAAGGATTCCAAGCCAGCTTAATTACATTCTTGATTACACCACGATTGTAACCAGCAGGCGAGAACCAAGGATCATTTGTCTGATCTGTTCGGGCACATAGACCAGCAACATCACCGTTACAAGGAATCCAACGGAATAAATCATTATACTTGTCGTATTGATACTTCCAGTTAGAATCCATTACTGCATAGGAAGAATTTGGTGATAGAGTTGTCATGAATCCAGTAACGTTTGTTAGTGGAGTCGAGGTATTAACCACATCAGATTTCTCTGGTGAATAAAGAACGATACAATCCTTACGAACTTCAGCAATATTGCTAATTAGATGGGTAACCGTTGCTTGATCTGCTTCACCTGCAATAATTAGATTAACATCATTCGAATCATCTACAAACTTATCATACGCAGTGATAGAGAAACCTGTAGAACCATCTAGATCATTTGCAGATACACCGAATGAGAGAGAATTGACATAAGGACCAGTTGCGCCGAATGTTGCGAAACCAGTTGATCCTGGTACGGCAGAACCCCATGCTGTTCCTGGTGCAGTTGCTCCGACGTGATTCCCCCACCAGATATAACGTGAAGTGCGGTTGATAACATCTTTGTAGTAGTTAGATTCGCCTGATTCCGTTTTTGCATCAGATGCTTTTGAAACATATGCAAACTTCTCAAGTACAGTTCCTGGTGTTCCGGTAAACTTACCGTCTTCGTCAACTACAATAACATGAACTTCGTCATTTGCGTTTGGGTTAATTGAAGCTGCGTAGACAGAAGTTCCTGGTGCTGAATTGAATTCTGCCTTGTAAGTCCAAGTAGAGAACTTTTGTGCGTCACAGATAGAAACTAATAGAGAGTTACCTAATTCACCAGGATACTTTGCAAACCAAGCAGTTCCAGTAGTTCCTGAAGAATGATTTGTTGTGTAATCATCTTCGTTCTCTACCAGAAAACCAGTAGATCCAGAAGAAGCGTTTAAGGCAGTATTACCGATTGCACGGACTACCTTCAGATTGCCGCTGTATGAAAGAAAGTTAGCAGCCGAAAAGAATGTTGTTGCGGTATCGTTATCTGGTTTCCCGAATGTATTTACTAGTTCAACTTCGTTTGAGATTGTAGTAATTTGATTTACAGGACCCCACGTAAATGCGCCAGCGATTGCACCGATAGAACTAGCAACTGCGGGGACAGTAGTAGTTAAATCGATTTCCGAAATATTTACGCCTGGACTTAGCTGAAATGCCATATAATATTTTCTCCTTGAGATTTTCGTTATCTCTGATTCTAGTTATATTTATAAAAATGAAGATTTTGGGATATCAGAATATCCAATTATCCGAATTAATATCATTATTTAGTCCATTATCTATCCCACCGAAAGAAAATATCTCTTCACTAACATCCAGACCCTCAGACATTAAAGTATTTCTTAAATCAGAATCAGTCAATTCTTTAAAAAATGGTTGGTTGATTGCCCAGGAATAAAGTACCAACGACATCACAAAATCATCATTCTTTCCAGCCTCGGCAGACCATGTATTATTCTTACTTATGAATGAATATAATTCGGATACAATATCTTCAGTAAGATTAATCAATTTTCTTTCTTCAATAATGGTCTTCAGGATTGATGTACCGATTCTCTTGACGGAAGAAGTCATCTCGACACCAATCTTATTCGAACGCTTAAAAGAAGTAGTCAATTCTTGACCACGTTTACCTTGTTGAGTAGTGAATAAATTTTCATATTCAAGATCATAATAACATGATTCTGCGACAACCCCACCGATAGTATTGCGTTCGATCAAGAGATAAGCATCATTGTATTTCTTTGCAAGATCGACTATTACATTAGATAATAGAAGTGGACGTAATTCATTGTTCTTGTATGTACAAACAATCTTGTGTGGATAAGAAGTAATGTCTATGACTATTGCAACAGAATAATCATTCTCGACGCCTCTCGAAGAATCTACCGATATAATGTAATTACTTTCGGGTTTCGGTTCTTCCAGAATAACCCAGTTCGTATCTTTAGATATAGGTTCTTCCCAAGTTAGAGATTGAAGCGCATGACCCGAAATAAGTGTATTCGATGATCCTAGAAATTCGTTTCCATATTCTTGACGGAATCCATGTTCACCTAGAATTTCTATTTGCTCTTTCTTCCACTTTTCATCACGTCCTGGAACCATATTCCAGGTAATCTCTAATGGAACGAAATTATTTCTTTTCTCAACGGCATCTTTCCATAATTTATAATAATGATTCATTCCATTAGGTGTTGATGATACTATTGTTTTAGTTTCATTACCAGATGAAATAGTCGGAAACGTCGATTTAAAGAAATCTTCTGCATTCTCAACGAATGCATATTCATCCATATAAATTAATGCACAGGCTTTTCCACGAATCGAATCAGAAGATGTTGCAGCGGCGAATATCTTAGAATTATTACCAAACTCTAAAGAACCTTTATTTAGAGCTTTAACTCCTGGCTGAAGAAAGAATGGAAGATTCTCTAGAGCAAGTGTTATTCTTGATAGAATTTCTCTCGCCGTAGCTGCTTTGTTTGCCAGAATCGCTATGTCTTTATCGCTAGTGAATATAGCATACCACAACAAAAAAGAAGCAACTGTGGTTGTTTTTGCCGCTTGGCGTGCTGCAAGCAAAATCGAATTCCTATTTTTCCACAAAGATAATATGATATTCTTTTGATAATCACGTAGAATAAGTGGTATTAATCCTTTATCTACGGATATAATCTTAACATACTTTTCTATAAAATATATTGGATCTCTGGAACATTTAACGTATTCTTGAATTTGATCTGGGGTATAATTCTCAACCAGATTTACTTTCTTGATATTTGGGTTAAGGTAATATGGTTTATTAATCATCCCGATTACCCTTCAAGAATTTCTGTAATTCTGCCGTAGATCCTATGAACAAATTATTCTGTGTATTGTTCTGAACGTCGGGTTTTGATTTTGTTTCTTTCATAGATATATCGGCCAGATTCTTCGCAACATCGGCAGTTGTTTTAATCAAATTAGCCACAACTTCATATGCTCTCGGGGACTCAGATGCCTTAGCAAATTCAAGTAAATTATCCAAGGCGTCTTGTGATTTATCGAGAAGATCGTGGTGAACTTTCTTGACTTTTTGAATGTCTTCACTCGGTTCCTCTTCACGAAGAACAATCTCTTGTTTCGGAGCAGGTTCGATGTCGAAGATCTGATTTAACTTATCATCTATCATATACTTTATTGACCCCCTTCAAAATACTCATCAACATGCTACATATCAGCCCAAGAACTATTAATATATCCTTGCATCGTGTTTGTTGTTGTATTATATATTATCATGCCGTTCGTAGGGGTTAAATTATCTCTTTGGGTAGAAGTCATTCTAGGAACAATTAGTGCTCCACTAGTAGACGACAAATCAAGAATGGACGATGTATTTGGTGAAGTGGTTCCTATACCGACTCTCCCTGACGCATCGATACGCATTTTCTCTAGCGATGATGTGTAAAATTGGATTGTTCCGCCAGTCCCGTTAAGTTGTCCCATCACCAATTCAGAATTGTTATTATCATTCCATATTCTCGCTCTATTTGCAATTTCTGCAACATCGATTATTAAACCGGATGATAAATTATCAGGATTATTGATTCTCAGTTCACCACCTTCACTCCCAACAGAAGCCATAATAGTTGTTATTCCATTTACAGATAATGTTGTTGCGGGTGAAGTTGTTCCTATACCGACTCTTCCTGACGCATCGATACGCATTTTTTCGAAGCCATCTATATTAAATGTATGTAAAGATGCATCAAAAAATAATGGTTTATATACAGAATTCGTTCTGTCATAAGATACTAAAGCGGATCTATCCCCAGAATCAGAGTAAAAAATCTCAAGCCCTTTTCCTGAACTGGGTGTATTGCCAGTAGTTGTTTTTGATTTTATTCTCGTGAATCCTTCAATATCAATTAAACACGAAGGAGTTCCTGTTCCAATACCCACTCTATTATTGATATTTTCCGTATATATGATATCTGAACCTACAGTTAATCCAGAAGTTATTAATCTAGTGCCGTCAAACACTAAGCCAGTTGAACCAGCAAAAGTACCTGAAAAATTAAATTGGACTTGGGTGCTAGAACCACCAGGACCAGTGGCTCCTACGAGTGCATAATCGTATAAAATTTGATGTGTTTGTTCTGGTTCTGGTCCATCATTCAAATTAAGATATTTTGCGAGTAGATGTGAATATCCTTCACCAACTGAAGTAATATCAACAGAAATACCAGATAATGCATCAGAAGAAGTTATTGCTAATTTAATTCTATTATCATCAATCCTAATGACATAATAAGTAACCCAAGTATTCAATCCACCAATGATTTCACCGGATTCATTAGAATAAACCACTCTGTCACCTGTAGAGAAACCATGTCCTTCCACATAAATTGAATTAGAATCGATGTCAATTAAATCAGAGAATTCACCCAAGAAGAATTTAACATCAGAAACATTCTGTGCGAGATAAATCTCATTTTGATTCACTTCGACTACATAATATATCCCGTCATTAACCAATCCGATATCATATGGCGAGGGGATAGATCCAGTGGTATACTTAACAGATGTTAGAGTACTTAACCCATGTGAAGGTATCGTAATTTTGTTATCGGCGATTGAAGCACTAGTAGTGAATGATAAAGTTGTCATAAGTTATTAAACCAATTCAGACCATCCTAGAAGAGAAGCTACTTTAACTGAGTTGGAGAATCCTGTGAGTGCCATAGTAAGAACATCCGATGTACCGACAATTGATCTTGTTGCATCCACAACAGATCGACCGATTTCAATATTAGTCGAATTCAATGAAATCGTATTTCCAGCAGAAATAAATCCGGATAACAATTCTGTACCACCAGATACAGTTGTTGCATCGATGTTATAATCAATTCTACCTGATGGAGAAGTTGTCCAAGTAGTAGGATTAATTGTCGGATTCAATAACAATTTATATTGAAGATTAGTATTTGATTCAATTAGTACGGCGAATTCTGACAGAATAACTATTTGATCCAAGTAAGAAGAATTCAATCTTAATGAAATTGTAGGTGAAAATGTCCCGGCAGTGCCGAGTGTCTGATAAGAAGGAACTCCTCTTGAAACAGAATATGATACACCCTTTAATTCATATCCACCTTCAGAAATGACAGTATTACAAATTTGTCTAGTCATTGAAGGAGAAGCAGTTGTTCCTGTATTCTCAATCTCATGTCTTGTCGGTAAACAAGCAGTAGTCATGTAAGTAGAATTATTTGTATTCACATTATGGAATATATGTGCAACACGCATCGAACCATTAATTACAAATCCGACTCTAACATCACCGACACCCAACCATTCAATATCTACGAACATAATATTAGCTTTTGTGATATCGATAGTTATCAAAGAATCGCCAGCGCCATCGAATGTATCTACATTCCATTGATCTTGTGGTACTCTAGCCTCAACAATAGAACCCACCGGACCAGTCGCTCCTCCTCCACCACCAGAATATGATCTCAAGACAAAGTAATTTGTCGTTCCGTCGTTCTCGAAGTAAATTCCATTCTGATGACCAAAATAACCTATTCTTTGTCTTAGACCCGCTTTGGGTTCATTGAAAGTGAATGATTCCATACAAAGAAGAGATTTTCCGGGTTGATATGGAAATACGTTCTTAGATTCTCGAATAACCCAATCACCAGATCTCGTCCCGATATGCATTTCTACGGCAGATTCGTTAGTAGAATGTTTGATATAAGAAGATCCTATACCAGTTGCACCAGTGAAACCTGTCGCACCTTGTAAGGCATTAACGTGTGTGGTATATTTACCGTTAAGACTATATCTATGTTGTGAATCAAATAGAGTAAATGGAGTAGAAATTCTCTGACGACCGAATGCATCAATTGTAGATGATTTGGCATCAGATGTTAGATTACCATAACGATCCGCCAACATAAACATTTCATATCTTTGTGGAGAATCATCAATAGTACCTATATTTTTACGCCATTGCGCCATTTAATTATCTTCCTTTACTATATCGTAAAAGTATTTATCATCGTCGGACGTATACCATTTAGACTTACCTTCACATTTCCATATATGTTCGTTTACTTTGTAATCTGGTTTTGCTGTATCTTCTTTGTATGGATTTACAATAAAGGCTGGTTCGTACCAACATATTCTATTATTTGGTTGTGCGGCGAAGTTACCGTTATCCAATTTCAATATATGAGCAGTTTTGAAGCCGCCTTCTCCTGGATTCTCGGCAGTAGGCGAACCATACCAATCTAGAGTAAACATATATTCACCATCATACCAACACTTATCCTTGAGGAATGCAGATGCTCTTAACCCACGAAGATAATCATATTCAATTGTAGTAAGATCATATGAGAAGCAATCCCAGAGTTGGAGAACTTCAAGTGGTTGTGGTTCGGTCTCTTTCCAACAGAAAGCTGAGATAGGCAGTCTTGCTACCTGCGCTCCGTTATTAATCATGCACGAAAAAGTAATTGCTCTGGAAGGTATCGAAGTGACACCAAACACAGAGCAATTTAAGAATTCACCGAAATGTTCTTCTAAATTATAGAGATATTCTTTCCTCAGCAGACAATAGAATAGAGGTATATTTGTTGATAAAGTCGGCATTAATCATTATTTAGTCTCGATTAAATGAAGTGATTGAATCGAAATTATCTTGTTGAATATCTTTCGGAAGTTGATTCGATTCTTCTCGAATTCGTTGTAGAATGTCTTTTCTTTTGTTATCCAGCGCAGACTTAGTTGGTTTTTCACAACATATGCACCAATCTTCCGGGACATCTCGCCAATCTTCAATTGGACAAGAACAGTAAGATAATCTAGGTTCATTCATATTAATTCTCTTCTTGTATCATATCGTGTAATTATATTATGAGAAGAAAAGTATAGTTCCCTGTATCTTTCTTCCGACACATTTACCAGATTCCCATTATCGTCTTCTATAATCCACTCATGTTGTATATGATTATACACAGGTAATAGTTTCATCTTGCTGGACATTGCAATTCTCTTAGTTGATACTCACAATATACATCATAATCTTCTTTTGTGTGGAATTTGAATAAAATATTATCTGGCGCTTCGTGGACAGTAAAATCCAATCCTTCAATCACACAAAATGCATAATCTCTTGCAGACCATCTACGTTGTTTGTAAGTATAGTTATAGTTCTTTTCCATATTGTTTTCCTAAATTATAACCACGTTCTGTAGCTTCGTCGATTAATCTCTTAATCCTCACTTCAAACTCATCTACAGTAAAAGCACCATAGAATAAGGCTGAATCGGCGACTTGACTAGCCACCGATTCATTTAATTTATAGAGATCATCAATAGATTCTATTTTCATTTGATTCTCGTCGCCGAATATGGCTTTTAGTAAATCCATATGTTATCCCCAAACATCTTCCCACGTTCCAGACAAGGCACCCTTGGCATAGTCGGTTACTCTTTGTTCGAAGAAATTTCCGTGAATAGGTGCGTTAATCATTCCTTCCACCCAAGGAAGCGGATTCTTCTTGACTTTGAAAATACCTTTCATACCAAGAGCAATTAACCGACGATCAGCAATATAACGAATATATTTCTTCACGTCATCAGACGTAAGATTTTCCATTGGACCCATTGAAAAAGAAAGATCAATAAATTGATCTTCAAGTTCTACCATCTTGGTTGCAATAGCGTAAATAGAAGATTTGAGTTCATCTGTCCAAAGATCCGGGTTTTCCGTGATATAAGTTCTGAACAATTTAATCATATATTCAAAATGACATGTTTCATCAACTATCGACCAAGACAATATCTGACCCATGCCTTTCATCTTACCATGACGAGGGAAATTCAATAGCATGATAAATGATGAAAATAACTGCATTCCTTCAGTAAATGCAGAGAAACATGCAATTTGTTTTGCAATTTCAGAGGGCGGCATTCCAGAAATCGATTGAATATATTCATGTTTTTCTGCCATCTCTTTGTATTGCAAAAACTCGTTGTAAGTTGTTTCTGGCAATCCAAGCGTTTCTACCAGATGGCTATACGCAGCCACATGTAGAGCTTCTCTGGCAGCAAAACTCAACAACATCATTCTTACCTCAGGCTGCGGGAATAATGGGAGGTAATTGTTGACATAAGCCGATGCAACGTCGATATCACCTTGCGTAAAGAATCTGAAAATTTGTGTGAGAAAATATTTTTCATTATCTGTTAATTTCTGTTTCCAATCTTTCACATCCTGAAGCATTTCCACTTCAGTATGTAACCAATGACTCTGTTCGGATTTCAACCACGCTTCAAACGCCCAATCATAACCAAATGGTTTAAAGTAGGATCTGTCGTCTGTTAATTTTAGTGCGTTTTTTTTCTTTGTCATATCAACCTTCGCACATGATGCACGATTCGCCTTCTGCTAATTGTTTAATATCAATTTCATCTATTCTCTTGCGTTCAATTTTTTGCGACACACGATCTGCTTTACCGATCTTTTCTGATCTACAATAATACAGAGTCTTGAGTTTTTGTTTCCAGGCTAAAAAGTGTGTTGCGTGCAGATATTTAATGTTAACATCTGGCTTGAAAAACAAATTCACTGACTGACCCTGATCGATAAATTGCTGTCTTGCTGATGCATGTTCTACAACCCAACGCTGATCTATTTCAATAGCTGTCTTAAATACTTCCCTCTCTTCTTCGGTGAGAATATCCAAATGTTGTACAGATCCATTGTTAGAAATAATGGAAGACCAAATTTCTTGCGAGTCATCACCGACTTTTGCTTTGATTAAGTTGTTGAGATATCTGTTCTTGTTTAGATAAGCACCAGACAGAGTATCTTGTCTGTATGCATTGGCTTTGTATGGTTCAATTGATGGAGAAGTATTACCCATGATAATAGAACTTGATGCATTTGGAGCCACTGCCATGACGTGACTGAATCGCTGTCCAGTTCCTGTTGCATCAGGTGCTTCGCCACGCATTTGACCCAACTGTAAATTGGCTTTATCTAACTCAGTTCTGATGTGTTTAAACATAATAACATTAGTTGTTCTTGCACCAAGAGATTCGAATGGAATCATCTTAGATTGTAGATAAGCATGAAATCCTAAAGCACCAACACCAATAGATCGTTCTTGTCTAGCGGAATATATTGCACGTCCGACTGTTTTAGGAGCATTATCGATAAAGTAGTCTAATACATTATCTAACATCTCAGCAACATCATATAAAAATTTGAGATTATCTTTCCAACTATCGAAATATTCCAAGTTAACTGAGGACAAACAACACACCGCTGTTCGTTCTTTTGAAGTCGGCAAAATCACTTCTGAACACAAATTTGATTGATTGATTCTCAGACCTTTTTGTTTCAAAAATTCTGGTAATCCTCTGTTGGATTCATCAATAAAATGAATGTAAGGTTCACCTGTTTGCATACGCATTTCCAAGATACGTTGCCAGAGATCTCTGGCAGAAACAGTTTCTTTTACAATATTAGAACCAGGGTCTCTAAGATACCAAGAATCATCAAAGTTAGGATCTTTCATGCAATTTTCAATGATTTCCATGAAATCATCTGAAATATTGATACCATGATGCATGTTCAGACAACGAAGATTAGGATCACCTGTGGGCTTACGCATTTCAATAAAATTGATAATATCAGGATGACTGATATCCAGATATGCTGCATAAGATCCTCTACGTGTGGTTCCTTGACGATAAGCCAAACAAGATGAATCATAGATTTTCATATGAGGCATGACACCAGTAGACTTGTCACTAGCAGAACGGATACCGAAACCAGTGCCAACTCCACCACCCAACATACTAAGCCAGTTGGTTTCTGTTAGAGTATCACTTAGCCCTTCAGCAGTGTCATCTATAAAGTTCAAGAAACAACTGATAGGGAGTCCTTTCTTTGTGCGACCGAATGATAGAATTGGTGTACTAAATGACAACCAATGCTTAGAAGCATAATCATAAAGTCTTTGTGCGTGGGCGGGATTAGACCCAAATTGCTTTGCAACAAAAGCAAATCTTTTTTGCGGAGAATCCTCGTCATCTCTCATGTATGATTCTCGTAACCGTTTGATACCCAATTCGTCGAATAATGAATCTCTTGAGTAATCAATATTAATACCTAGATAATCTTCTGTCATCTAATTCTCCTACCTAAAATAAATCCAATAACCGTCAGATTCTGCTTGAACCAATCCATGTTGGTTGTATATGTGTGCTGCAATATTTTTGAAATCATCAACTAGATAATCAGAGAGAATGTGTCTACCAACAATGGTTCCATTCTCCGATCTTGTTTGAAATGCGCCGTATTTAGGAAGCCATTCTCTATTCATATGAATTATAAGCCTCATTCAAACATTCTATCAATTTATGAATATTCACTGCATAAAATCCAGAGCAATTAATACAGTTACACTCGACGACCTTAAATGATCCGTCTCCCATCTCGGCTATATCTATAACAAAAGAGTTATCAGGTGAATATATACTTATCATCTTATCTACAAACGAATGATGATTGGTATATTCGGAATTGTCTATATTTTTGATACAAAAATTACCAAATTCGTTGTATTGCGATCCAGAAACAATCTCTCCATTGACAACAAAAAATCGATATTCAGATCTTATCTGTTTCGGGGATGAGAATATCATCTGATAGTCGTCTGTTATTTTCTTTTTACCTAATGAACGACCCATATATTCTGAATACTTTGTGGACAATTCCATATAACAATGAACACGTCCCTTAATCAGATTATCACCATAAGCGTCCCGAATGTATATAGATTTGTTCAAATCTGATGCTTCTGCCTCCATTCTCGGGAGATCACCAAATTTGAATAGAGTTAAATCATGATTTATAAAATGTTCACCGTATTCTTGTGCAAATTTGATATAATCATAATTAACTTCTTCGAAAAATACATTCATACCAATATCTTTCGCTAGTAACATCATATTAACCGAACAGAAAGGAAAATACTTATGATAGTCGTTATCAGGTAACGATATATCCCAAGTCATAGAAAATGGTATATGCTTTACTTCTTTGTACCATAGATTCTCTTTTTCGAGTGACGATTTCAATTCATCGAATCTATCGCCAATATCCTCAATTATAAATTTCATAATTTAATATTCCTGGAATATTGAATTGGATTCAATATTTCTTCTATATTCACTCTTCATTGCGAAGATAAGACCTGTTGGAGCAGACATTGGCTGAACACCGCAAAGGTCATAAGCCATTAGGTTTGGCATAGAACGGCGAACCAGATCAATACGGCGAACCAGATCAATTAATACTGTACTATTTGTAACTGGTTTTTTGAAAAACTCTTGGATATTAATCTTATATCCAAACACCGCCAGTATAGGCGACAATAATGTAAGAATGAATTCTTTTCTATTCATGGTATCTACTTAATATGAGGGAAAATCTTATTTATCGCTTCGGCACACGTCCGAGCAACCATCATATGCTCTTTCTGTGTTCCGTTACCACTTCTAACTTCAATGTAATGTATCCAGGATCGAATAGAACCGTTCATATACATTCTTGATAATGTATTACCTTCGGGAAGAATAACTCGTGCAACTTCTTTCGCAATACCTTGAGAAATCGCCCATTCATATCGTTCTTTCACAAAGTTAATTACTTCGGTTTGAATGGTTTCCCATTCATCAAACAATTCAATATTATCACACTCGATTGAATTCTGACGATTCTTATTATCCTGCAATCTACATTCTCTCAAGCAAAATTCTAAGTCTTTTGTCGGATCTGCATAGCGTTGGCTATATTCCTGAAATCCAGTAAAAGAAGCATGACGCAAAATTTGTCTTACAATATCTCTAGTCGAAGTAATCTCTAAACAAACATTAACCATCTGGAATGGCGAGAAATGCTTATTCTCCAATAGATAATTGAGTAGTTTCTCAGCGGTCTCGGTATTATTTTGATTGGATGGATTAGATACTCTCGCACAGTAAGTAATCAAATTTGTCAAGGTCGTTCGATCTTCTTCACCCAGTAGATAAAGAAACTCTGGTCCTGGTTGCGAATATGAAACCAATCTAACATTCACAATCTCGTCATAATTCTTATACATTTTTCTTACCACCATCATAAGGAATAGCCAATCCTTCTTGGATCAGTTTCAAATTAATAGAGTTATTCGTCTCAAATTCTTTCTCAGATTCGTATATTGATCCAAGAACCCTTCCATACTTATCTGCCTTGTCTAACTCTGTAACTAGTATAACATACTTGTTCGTTAAAGTAAAGGTTAATTTTGATTTTGCCTTTGCTGCTTTCTCACGAGCCTCTAGATCCTTAGAGTTTAACTCGAATGCATCAATTCCAGATAACCTAACTCTCTTAGTGATATTGATATGAAATCCAAGATCAATCTCACAATCCACGGTATCGCCGTCTATTACTTTAATTACTTTTGCTTTGTAAGTATACATTACACTCTCTTCCATATATTAAACTTAAACTTAGCCTCTAAACCAGAACAAACGGAATTATCCAGAATTCGTTCTATGTCCATGTCAGCGAGAACCATGTCATTCACATCTTTTTCTTTGATTGATTTGTCCCATATGATTATCTGATTACCAGAATCAATAACCCTACGCATGTTCTCAACAATTTCTTTATTAGAAGGTTCATTATCAAAAACGAATACCGAAGATTTATATCTACCTATTAGTTTCTGTAATTCAGCACCAGAGGCGGCAATTGAATTTCTCACAAACAATGAATCAATCGGTCCCTCAAATATCCACACTCGATTATTTGTATTTAGACGCTCTAACCCATATATCTTTTCATACTCTTCTTTAATCTTGATTGTGATATATCGTACCGTCGATCCCTCTAATGATCTGCCTTGAAAAGCAACGAATTTACCATCCGAATCAAAGAACGGAATAACGAGTCTAGGTTCCTTCGCCTTTAACCCGGCAGATTTTTGTGGATCATATAATTCGGCGAATGCCTTGAAATCTGGGGCAAAAAATAGCTTATCGAAATGTTCCTGTGGGATCGCTCGATTTTCTACATACATCCTAACCCAATGTTTAGTATCGAGTGATGCGATAGATTCTAATCCAACAATACCATAATCGACAGATTTCTTCTGGAAATGATCTTTAGTACTAGAAGATAGTAGTATCGGTTTCTTGTAATTATGATTCGGATGATTATCGCCAGAAACAAATCGCTCAAGAACATATTCTTTATGTAGAATTGGATCAAGGTACTTTACGAAGTTAGACATCGTTGTTCCCTTAGAACAATTATGACACTTATAGAATAAGTCGTTGTTCTTCCGGTAAACGTATCCTCTCGCCTTATTATCCTTCTTCTTTGAATCATGACAATAAGGACATCGGAAATTCCAGAGCGATTCGGTCTTCTTTTTGAATCCTAATAGTTTGGGAGATAGTAAGAGTAAGTATTTCGTATCTACAATCAATGACATATAATATAACCATTATAACTTAAGCGACACAATATGTCAAGCGAAAAAAGTTACTAATTTGATTGACAAGTGCTTGCGAAAGAGTTATACTAAGTATGTAGCGGTTTTAAGTAATAGTATTATATAGATTAGGCAATAGGTAATATCTGAGAAGGAGTGATGAACGACTTCTTCCTCATGATAGTCTTAGGAACTAATCTTAGATCCTTAGTCTGAGGATTAATCTTCATGATGAATGGAATATTGATATCAGTAGACATGTCTTTGAGTACTGCTTGATAATTAGGATTTTTAGATGCAATTATCTTCCCATACTTAACGAACGACCCAAGAAATAATTTCTGTAACTCACACGGAGATATTTGTTGTTCGTTTCTCGGATCATTAATTCGCTCGAAGAAGTGATCGGTTTCTTTTCCCAACTCAACTTCGACACCAAGTTTATTCCAGATAGAATTAATCCACTCCTGAACCTTCTTCAGAGTCTCGAATTTCATCGGGATTAACTGAGGTTTGCATGGATTTAATCCTTCTTCTTCGAGAAATTCTTTGTATGATATCATGCAACTATTTATAGAATATATGACTTCCTATGACTACTATTTTCCGGTATTTCCACCCAGGATTGATTCTTTTCTCATGGAAGAAAATTGATCCGTTGGTTGGATCTTCATATTTCTCCGATAAGATTCTTCTCGACAGGATCATACATTCTTGCCATCTATTATGTTCTATGATCTTGTATTTTTTTCCATACCAAGAAAATTGTCTAGGTTTTGATACTACATCGCATGGTCCTGAACCATATCCTCCTCTAATTCGGTTCATGATAACATATCCCACCGCTATTTTTCCGGTTTGCGATTCTCCTCTAGCTTCATAATATAAAGCCTTTGACATGCATATTACTTCGTTTTCATCCCAAGTTGAACTCAATAAAGGACAAATGAGTGCAATTGAGATAATGATAATCTTTAACAAAATATCGACTCCTTCTTGCTATTTTTGATTTAATGTTATATAATATTGTAATGGGTGGGATTTAGGTGTTCTAAATATACTTAGGAGATATAATAATGACGTTGACTGTTGCTAACTTAAAAAATGCTGAACCTGGATTGATTAAGATTTCTAATTCAGCTTTACCTATTAACATTGCTTTTCGTGTGTCTAAGGTCCTAAAGACAATTGCACAAGAATTGGCTGCATTCGAAGAATCACGTTTGGTACTTGTGAAGAAGTATGGTGTTACAAATGAAGAAACTGGTGATGTATCGGTTTCGGAAGAAAACATGGAAGTTTTTTTCAAAGAGATTGATGTTCTTCTTCAAGAAGAAGTTGAGCTATCATTCAATAAAATTGATGTTGCAACTCTACCTGATTCGGTAACGCTGAGTCCAAATGATGTTGTTGCCTTAGAACCTTTCTTCAACTTAGAAGATTAAATTAGTTAGGATAATATGCATTGAGGCGAGGGAAACCTCGCCTTTTCTTTTTGTACTAAATAGTATAGAGGCATAGATGGCTAAACCAACAACAAGAGATCAATTCGCCGATTATTGTTTAAGAAGACTAGGTTTTCCTGTCATAGAAATCAACGTCGCAGAAGAGCAGGTTGATGATAGAATCGATGATGCTCTTTCTAAGTATTGGGATTATCATTTCGATGGCGTTGAAGAAGAGTATCTTATCGTTCCTATAACAGATACCGATGTTGCGAATGGTTACATTACTCTACCTGATTCTGCTTTTGCTGTTGTATCTATTCTGCCGATTGGATCTACTACTGCAACTGGTGTTGGTTCTGATATATTCAATGCCCAGTATCAATTTTACTTAAACGACTTCTACAGTACGAATAACATTGTCGGTTCTAACTTATCTTATTTTACAACAATGAAATCTTATTTGTCTACTCTAGAGCGTGAATTGGTTCCGATTAATTCATTTAATTTCAATAGAAAAACTAATAGATTGAGATTCAATGAACCAATGGCATTAATCAAAAACAAAGCTTCTACTCTTGTAGCAAAAATTTATCGTAAGTTAGATGTAGATACGTTCCCTGATATCTGGGACGATGAATTCATGAAAGATTATGCGACGGCTTTAATCAAGAAGCAATGGGGCGAGAATCTGAAGAAATTCGGATCTCTGACACTCCCAGGAGGAATTACTCTGAATGGAGAAGCGATCTACACTGAAGCCGTTGCAGACATCGACCGACTTGAAACCAAGTTAACTACTGATCTCCAACTTCCGACAAATTTTCTAGTAGGATAAAATGCCGACTAACAAATACTTTCAAGCAGGAAGAGGAATAGGATCAAGAGAAGAACAGAATTTACTTCAAGTTCTAGTAAATGAATCTATTCAAATTGCGGGTGCAGATTTCGTCTATATTCCTAGAGATATCGTTAAATTAGATCAATTATATCGTGAAGATTACTTATCTAAGTTCACCAGAAATTATACAGTTGAAATGTATATCGAGAATTTCGAAGGATTCGAAGGTGATGGAGAATTAATTTCTAAGTTTGGATTCACGATCTCGGATAAGTTGAGATTGGTTGTTTCGAAAGAGCGATTTGAATATATCGTAGGGTTGCCTTATCCAACTGAAGGTGATCTTGTGTATTATCCTACTTCCAGAAATTTATTCGAGATTAAATTCGTAGATGATAAGTCACCACTAGTTCCACTTGGGACTAGACAATACTTCACCCTAGTATGTGAAACTCTGAAGTACTCCAACGAAACTATGGATAGCGGATCTGAAGCCGATGAAGTTGGTGTTAAGTACAATAATGATGGTGCAACAGGAATCGGTGATCCTTTCGCCAAGAATGATCCTATCCAGGAATTATCTGATGCTATCTTGAATTTCGATGAAAACGATCCTTTCGCAGAAAAGAGAGTATAGGAAATGCTGACTAATTATCCATTTTATTTCTCATCTATCCGAAATTTAACTGCTGCATTCGGATCTATGTTCAATAACATAAAGATACAACGAGTAGATTCATCAGGAAACATAGAGAAGGTTATTCGTGTCCCTATCTCATATGGACCAGCCGATAAAACAATCTTAATGCTGCAACAACAATCACCTAATAGAAATTCAGGTGGTGTTGAAGTAAAGATTGTTCTACCGAGAATATCATTTGCCTTGACTTCAATGACTTATGATACGGCAAGAAAAATTCCTTCTGTTAATAAGACAGTATTTAAATCCAGGACACTAGGATTTAATGCAGGAACTTCTGTGAATGCAGATGCCGATACTATTGGAATTACTAATCATAATTTAAGAACAAGTCAAGCCGTAAAATATACTAAGGGTGCTGGTTCTATCATAGGTGGATTGGTCGATGGAACGATATATTATGTATCGGTAATTAATAAAAATACTATTAAATTGTCCCAGACAAAAACCGCTGCCGAAGCCGGGTCTACTCTAAATTTAACTTCTGTCGGATCAGGGACATCAACTTTAACGACAACTTATTCGGCGAATTTTGATCCGGTTCCTTATAATTTCGAATTCACTCTGTCGGTGTTTGTTAAATACATAGATGATGGTTTGCAGATCATCGAACAAATTCTGCCGTATTTCACGCCATTCTACACAATCACAATGAATGATTTTGCTACTGCTGATCTGAAGCGAGATGTTACTGTAAATTTAACTTCAGTTACTCAACAAGATACATATGAAGGATTGGTCGAGGATGATAGAATTATAGAATGGGATTTAACTTTCGTTGCTTCGGCATGGGTTTATCCTCCAGTCAGAGATACTTCTGTAATCAAGATTGCTGAAACAAATTTCTTCGAATTGGATACAGAACAGAGGTTAGTCACAACTACTGTTCAAGTTAATCCCTTGACTGCAAATCCTGATGATGAATATACTATAGACACCACAATCACAGATTACTAAATAGATAAGGATATAAATGGTTTCAGGATACACAAATCTAATAATAGAATCCGGGTCAACTTTTTCTCAAGAATTGACTCTAACCAACCCAGATGGAACCTCAATAAATCTAACTGGTTATTCTGCTGCATCGAAAATGAGAAAATCGTATTGGTCTAATTTCAATGTATATGATTTAACCGTAACAATTTCTTCTCCGTCAGAAGGGAAATTGATTCTTTCAGCGACACCAACACAAACTAGTTCGATTAAACCAGGAAGATATGTCTATGATGTAGAAATATCGATAGCCGATAATGTGTGGAGAGTAGTCGAAGGTATAATTGAAGTAAGACCTAACGCAACAAGGTAACTATGTCTAGTATAATAAAAGTTAATTCTATAGGTATTCAAGGTGCTATCGGTTTTACTGGTTCAACAGGAATCGGTGCTACTGGATTCATTGGTTCTACTGGATTTCAGGGATCTACAGGATTTCGAGGTGCTACTGGATTAGGTGCTACTGGATTCACCGGATCTACTGGGTTGCGTGGTTCTACTGGATTTCAGGGATCTACAGGATTTCAAGGTGCTACTGGATTAGGTGCTACTGGTTTAACTGGTGCAACCGGAACATTTTCTGGTTCTAATCGTGAAATTCTGTATATAGATAATACAACTGTAATTGGTGCGACAGGATTAACTTGGGTAAAAGAGTCAAATACTCTAAATTTAACAGGACCGCTTTCGATATCACCTGCCTTAATTTCCGGTAAGAGAATTGAAAATATAGGCATCACCCAAACCGTGATTGATGAATCACCAATAGTCGCATTCAGAACTGTAAAATATGTACTACAAGTATCATACTTAACTAACTATCAGTGCTCTGAAATACTACTAATTCATAACGGAACAACCGCCGATATATCAGAATATTCTATTGTCCATACTTCGATCAATCCGCTCGTGACTTACACTACTGATATCTCGGGTGGAAATATCAGGTTAATAGCAACAGCAGCAGCCGGATCAACAACAAAAATTGATTTATATAAAATAGCTATAGGAGTATGAAATGGCTCAGACTAATATATTAAGGCAGAATCAAAAAACTGCCATAATTCAGGTCTTAGGTTCCGCAATCGAAGATCAGGTTGTTTTTAATCCATCATCAATCTGGGAACCAGGATCAACAGAAATTCTATCGGCTTCTATAGATAAAATTTCATGGATAGTTACTGGTGGGATTGTTACTTTGTATCTAGGCGAAAGTATCATAGGAAGTTTTTCTGGTAATGGTGAAATTGATTTAGCAGAAGATTATTCCGCAAAAAATACTGATTTTTCTTTTTTGCGAGGACAACTCAGGGTAGTAACAAATACTACAAATAATTATTTTCTAATATTACGCACAAAACGAATCTCAATATCAACCGAAAATGCTTCATATACATTCGTTAATGATTTCGGTGAAACTACTATTGTAACGTTCGTTAATGATTTAGGGGTAACCGATACAGTTATAGATGAAGTACCTACAACAAATGCTAAATCTATAAAATATACAATTCAGGCTTCTTACTCTAATACATATCAGGTTTCGGATATCACTCTACTACATAATAATACAACTTCCGATATAACAGAATATGCAATTGTTCATACATCTTCAATTCCGTATGTGACTTATTCGACAAATATTATCGGTGGGAAAATGAGATTAATTGCAAGATCACTATATGAACCAACTAGATTGATTATCCAGAAAACAGTAATAGGATAAATAAAAATATGGCTACAACTTATTCAAATCTTGGTACTTCACCCACAGCAGTTGATACAAATCCGATTAATACATACAGATCGGTGAAGTATATTATACAAGCTTCTTATCTGACTAATTATCAGATATCAGAAATTATTCTGATTCATAACGGCACAACCGCCGATATAACAGAATACGCAATAACACACACGTCAACTAATCCGCTCGTGACTTATACGACTGATATATCCGGTGGTAATCTAAGATTGATTGCAGCCGCCGCAGCCGGATCAACAACGAGTTTGGTAATTCAGAAGAATTTAATAGCACTATAAGAAAGGTAAATTCATGAGCAAAATCACAATTACATTTACAGAAGAAGGACATCCTCCTGTTTCAGTAGAGTTAACAGAAGCTACAACTGCGGTCTTGAATAAATATGTACAAGATAGTATTGAGTATGACGAAGAAGGTAATCCAAAGCAGAAATATTCTGGTAAGGCAGAGTTATTCTTACAACATACACAGAAAACACTAATCGAACCCCTAATTTCTTCTTATTCTGAATTTTTTAATGCAGAAACCGTAAAGCAAATTAAGGCGTTGGAAGAACAAAAACAACACTTGGAACTAAGAATTAAATCACAGTTCGTTCCAAAGATTGTTGTACCTCAGTAATAGAAGATTTGATGGAAAGGGAAATCAATGGCAGAAAAAGACTTTAAAGTAAAAAATGGGATAATTGCGAACGGAGCGATTACCGGACAAACGTTAAATTCAAGACCAGTAGCACCATTTTCCGATATCGGAACTCTTGGTGCGGAGTCGGTTAGTAACCCAGACTTTTCCACCGGACCATTTACCGGATGGACTGTGGGTTCGGGTTGGACTTATAATTCTGGTGCACAACATACTAGTGGAACAGCTACACTAACACAATCATTCTCGATTACGGCGAATAATCCATATATTGTTGCAGTCACGATTACTGGAGCATCGGCAGGTTCGATCACGATTGGTTTAGGTGTTGGGAGTGCGTCTGTTAGTGGTGATATTACAGCGACAACAACTACTACCCTACTATCTACGAGTGGTGGAAGTCAGACTCTTACTATAACGCCAACGAATGACTTCAATGGTACAATTACAGCGATCAGTGTAAAGGTCGTCAACGCATCCAATTCTAACGCTGATTTTTATGATGCGGCTGGGTCTTTGTTTGCTGCTGTACGTGGGAAGACATCACTTGTTAATACGGCATTTGGGGTTTCTTCACTGAGATTTAATACAACAGGTATACAAAATACTGCATTTGGCGATAGTGCGTTGGCAAGAAATACTCTAGGTTTGAATAATAATGCGTTCGGCGGATTAGCTCTAGCATCAAATCTAACAGGATCATCAAACACTGCCATTGGTAGAAGTGCTCTTCAAGAAAACGTTCGTGGGTCTAACAATGTTGCAATCGGCGAAGCTCCGCTTTATAATAATATTTCAGGTGGAGTAAACATTGCTATTGGATCAAATGCATTATTCGCAAACACCACCGGAACTAACAATGTTGCCATTGGAGGAACCCAGACTTTAGCATCAAATATTTCTGGAACCAGTAACATTGCAATTGGAAGTACTGCTCTGTCTGCAAATACTGCGTCAGAAAATACAGCCGTGGGCAGAGAATCTCTTCAAAATAACACAACCGGAACAAGAAATGTTGCTGTAGGGTATCGTGCTCTGAGATCAGTTATCACTGGGGAAAATAATGTTGGATTTGGACATCTTGCTGGTGCATTAAATGCTGGGTCATTAACAACTGGTTCGAATAACACATTTATTGGCTATAACACTGGGTTTAGTACCACTACTCAACGTTCTGGATCAGTTGCAATTGGCTCTGGCGCAACTGTCAACGCTGACAATTCCGGTGTTTTAGGAACTGCCGGGATGAAGTGGAGTGTGGGTGGCAACACAGCACCCGCAACAACTCTTTGGGTTCAAGATACTACTTCCGCAGGTGGAGTAACTGGATTAACGCTCAGAGCAGGATCAGGACAACTTACTAATTCACTTCTCACAATCCAGGCAAATAATAGTAATCAACTCTTGAACGTAAACCGTGATGGGTGGATAAACATTGGTAGAATTGGTGGATCGAACACAATAATTGAATTACCCCAGACCAATCCTTTTCAGATAAATGGGTTTGGTGGAAACGCTTCATTGGTCACTAACGGAGATTTTCTCACCGATCTAACAGGTTGGACTGTCACAGGAACAGATTGGATTAAAGATATCGGTGGTGCCCGACACATACCAGGAAACACAACTACTATATCTCAAAGTGTTACGGTTGTTGTTGGACAGACTTATAGAATCGGTATTAGTATGTTTGGTAGAACCGCAGGTTCTGTTTCAGTTGCATTGGGATCAGTTAGTTGGGGAGGGGGACCGATTATTGGCAATTATGCCACTTATATTACCGCCGATTCTTCTGGTACGCAAACTCTCAGCATAACACCTACAAGTGATTTTGATGGATCAATTCGAGTTAGCATGTTTTCGCCCGGATCTGTATTGGAGATCAGGAATGCTACTTCGGGATCTAATGCTAATCCTATGAGGTCTGGTATATCTTTTAATAGCGGATCAACTAATAGAATAAATGGAGCGATTTGGTTAGAAAATCAAGAAAGTAATGTAGAAGATTCTAATATATCATTTTATCTAAGGCAAACTGGTCCATCTAGTGGTAGTTCGCTGTTCAATGAAGTATTTAAATTAGTTGGTGGCGGCCCGGCGATTCTCGGTGCACCAAATATTTCCAATGGATATGCTGTACTGAGCGGAACTAGATACCTAATATCAAGTATTGGTGATGGCTTTCGTTCTAGTCTACATATGTCTCCGACATATTCTTGTCAATACAAACTACTGAATCCTGATTTTTCTGCCGGATTTACTAACTGGACAGCAGGATCGGGGTGGACATCTAATTTAGGTGCTCAACACACTAGCGGTGGAGGAACAGCAACTCTAACACAAAATCTGTATATTAGTGCGGGTATATCATATATACTTTCAGTTACAATTACTGGTCGATCAACAGGATCGATCACTGTGGGTCTAGGTTCTGCTGTAACTGGGGCTATTACAGCAACAACAAATACTACCCTAAATTCATCAGTTGGTGGATTACAAACACTGACTATTACCCCAACAGATGATTTTGATGGAACTATCACCAATATACAAATTAGTCTTTTCGTTACTCGTCATAACTATATTATGATGAATAATCCTGTCCTAGAAGGAACTGCTACATTAACGGATGCATGTGCGATTCGCTTCGACGCCGCAGCCGGAACCCATAAAGCAGTTGATTCGGGAACCACTAAGACTTCACCAGGAACAGTAGATGCCTGGGTCAAGGTAAATGTCAACGGAACAATTCACTACTTACCAGCTTATACATCTAAGACCACGTAAGTAGGTATTATCAATCAAACGGAGGGGGCAATTAATGCCCCCTTTTTTCATATAAATACATCGTAATTAAATTGATTTTAGGAGTTATAATGAGTCAAAAGTTTCGTTTCCATATTCTTCCACCAGCACACACCGTAAGTAATTCGGATTATTCAATTTGTGCATACACGGCCAAAGCAGTTAAATACGGCAAGATGATGACCGAACGTGGTCACGAAGTAATTCATTATGGACATGAAGATTCGAATCTAGTATGTACGGAACACGTCACAGTTACGACAAATAAAGACCTGGAAATTTCTTATGGTAACTTTGATTGGCGTAAGAATTTCTTCAAGTTCGATGTGAACGATCATGTCTATAAAATGCAGTACAAGAACGCAATCAGAGAAATAGAAAAGAGAAAGCAACCTAATGATTTTCTTCTTCCTTTCTGGGGTTGGGGTAACAAACCGATTTGTGACGCACATGCTCATGATATGATTGTTGTTGAACCTGGAATCGGTTATGCTACAGGTCAATTCTCACCCTGGAGAATTTACGAATCTTATGCTATTCGTTCTGCCGTAGGTGGACATGAAGCCGTCGGGCAATGTAAAGAATCCTGGTATCATGCAGTAATTCCTAATTATTTCGATCCTGAAGAGTTTGACTACTCAAAAGAAAAAGAAGATTATATGTTATTCATGGGTAGAATTTATCCAGGAAAAGGTATCGATATTGCTTATCAAGTTTGTAAGAAGTTAGGGTTGAAGTTAAAGATTGCAGGACAAGGATCTCTCGAAGAGAATGGTTACGAGGAGATTCCTGGTCAAATTGAAGTTATCGGATATCTGAATGCAGAAGATAGAAAGAGAGTGCTATCCAAAGCAAAAGGATTCTGGTTGCCATCTATGTTCAACGAACCTTTTGGCGGTGCATCTATCGAAGCTCTATTTGCGGGTTGCCCTATTATCACAACCGACTGGGGTTCCCACGCAGAGAATAATCTACATGGTGTAACTGGATATAGATGCAGAACTTTCTCTGAGTTCCTCTGGGCAGCTAAAAATATAGATAAGATTAATCCTCAGGATTGTAGAGATTGGGCAATGTCTAACTTCTCCTTAGATCGTGTTGCCAGAATGTACGAACACTATTTCACTATGGTCCATAACGTATATACTGGAAAAGGATGGTACGCAGAAGATTCTCATGAAGACGAATTGGAATGGTTGGCTCGTTATTATCCGGCAGGGATTAAACGAGCAGGGAGTTGGTGATGAAGATCATTGACTTTCGATATATATCTAAGAACGATGAATACGATGATACTTATCCTCATTGGTCTAGGAAGTGGGAGTATCCGACCGTATTCTCTATCATTAAATCGTTAGAGGGTGAATTCAATAATAACCCGAAAATCCATAATTCTTCTTGTCTTGATATCGGTTCTACACTTCATCCTTGGTTGGGATCGGATATAAATATCAGAGGATACTATCAACAAGGATCCTTTCACTCTAATTTGACATGTACCTGGGGTAATTAATAATGAATAATGATATCACAGTAGTTCTGAATGGTTATAAGCGTCCAGCGAACTTAAAAGAACAAGTCGATGCCGTTTCTACTTCAACCATAAAACCTGAATGTATTATGTATTGGCAGAATTCAATGCCAGGAATAACTTATGATGGTGAGTATATTAATAGATGCGTTTCAACAATATCAAATACTAATTTTGGAGTTTGGTCAAGATTCTATTATGCCTTGAACGCAAGAACGAATTGGGTTTGTATTTTCGATGATGATACAATTCCAGGTAAGAAATGGTTTGAGAATTGTCTAGAAACTCAGAAGAAATATCCTGGGTTACATACCACAATAGGCGTAATTGTTAATCATGCGGATTATGGATTTGAACGTAGAATCGGTTGGGATAACCCTAACGAAGAAGTCCATCAAGCCGATTTTGGAGGACATGCGTGGTTCTTTCATCGTGATATGCTAACCCATTTCTGTAGAGAATTACCTCCACTAGATCATGTGTTTTCAGTCGGAGAAGATATCCATTTCTCATGGATGTTGCAGAAATATTCTGAATTTAAGACTTGGGTTCCGCCTCATCCCCTATCGGATAAGGAAATGTGGGGATCTCTTAAAGGATGGGAATATGGTGGGGATGCCGTTGCGACTGCCGGAAATGGTGGGATTCCACATATGGCTAAGTATCTTAGATATGCTTATAACAATGGATTTAAATTTATTCTAGGTGACAAGGTAATATCATGAAAAGAGTACTATTCTATACATTGACTAAATGGGCGTTCGGAACAATTCATTGTGGCTTAGAAAAAGAATTATACAAGCACGGTATCATTGCTAATTCATTAGATTGGTCTGAGCCTTATTCTATCGACGAATTCAGACTCTTGAACCAAACATACGATTTATTTGTCACTAATCCAGAAGCAGTTATTCATTTGAATAGTTACGGAATTCCTCTAGAAAAGATCGCAACAGTTGCACACGGTCAATGGGATATGTTATTGGCGAGAAGAGATTGTGGAAACGATTTCTACAATGCCTTATATCGTTTCGGTGTAGTATCTGATATTCTCAAAACAAAAGCTTCGGAATTTGGTATTACACGAACACCTGATGTAATTCCATTCGGGATTCATTTTGATATGTTCTATAAGAAACCATCAGATTCACTAAGAAGGGTTGGTTATGCCGGGGCGAGAGAAGTCAAGAATTTCTTCGGGACTGAAATTAAACGTGGTCATCTGGTAAAAGATACAATCAATAAAATACCATCAGTTAATCTAATCGAACATGGATTCTATACCTGGATGTGTATGCCTGCATATTATTCATCAGTAGATGCGCTGGTGGTCTCTTCGATTGAAGAATCGGCAGGTTTGCCTTCTTTGGAAGCCGCTGCCGCAGGTAGGTTGGTTCTTTCTACACCTGTAGGTTACTTCGAGAAATATGGTCCTGCTGGTGGTGGCGTTGTTCTGCCTATGTCAGACGATGGGTTTTGTTCTGAACTTAGGAGACAGATTGATTACTATTCATTGAATCCGGACGCACACAAACAAAAATGCCTCGACATTCAAGAGTTCGCAAGAGAGAACTATGATTGGTCGAAGCATATTGAAGCTTGGGTTCGATTTTTGAATTAGTAATAAGCTTCCACAGGAACAATCTCGTCGGTATCATTATTCAGAAATTCCGATCCAAGATAAGATTGTGCGATTGATTTATTACGGAATATCCTACAGTCAGAAGGTTTATCTGACCAACGATTATCTTCACAAAAGAATTCGGTAGCTCCAGAAGCATGTGTTCTTGTAATAATCCACCCAATAACCATATTATTGATCCATGTATTGTGAGAACATATGTGCATATCGAGAATCAAGATTATTGACTAATTCAAATTCTCGGTATGCATCTGGATTATCCATACGCTCACATTCGAGGGCTTGTTCGATAGTATACCACTCTTGATCGAGCGTATCCTCATCATACCATTCAGGTCTAAAAGCAAATCCATCACCAGCATTTGCATCATACTCCCAACCCTGGAGTACCAAAAAATTAACCGTCTCGTTATGTAGTGTCATATCCTTTTTCGTATTTATGATTTAATACTTCTCGTAAGATTTCATGAAGTACTGAGAGTAGAATAGGTCAATCGAAACTACATCCCGCACCCTCGTCCATTTCAATTCTGTTTTGAATTTAACGTTATGTAATTCTTGAATCACATACTCGACGGTTACAGTGGATTCTTTGAAATTCACAGAGATAATATCCGCTTCAACTTCATAGTATCGGACAAGCGCATCAACAATATCACTATCGGTGAAAGAATAAGGTATCCAATGATTCTTAATCGGCTTGATTGTTAGTTTTGGTGGATTGTACATTAGAACACCTTCAGGATAATGGTTTCGGAATTCATTCGTCCGGTCAAAGTAATGGGCTTAGTCTTGACTGAATCAATAATCTTTTTTGCGCCAACCTTTGTTGCCGTCTTCATCTTCGGCAGAATATCGTTCGGCTTACGAATCTTTTTTCCAATTGAAGCAGATTCATCGAAGTTCTGGATTGTAGAACCCTTTACCTCAAGATCCTTGCCTTCGATTGCTGTGTAGACGCCCAGAACCCGATACTTCTTATTCCACACAACAACACCCTTAGAACCTGGAATAGCCTTCGGTTCGATAGACTTAATTCCGTTCTCGGTATCTTCTTGTGCGAACTTAACACGCTTCGTCGCCTTCTCCGGAGAAGTAGCACGTTTCTTCGTCACGACTCGTGGTTTACGGACCTTCTTCGTCGTCACAATATCCAACATCAGATCGACGAATCGTTCGTATTGTTTATTCGTCATGAACGAATACCCTTCAGCGATCTGATTATCATCAGACATCAACTCTTCAACCAGCTTTGCATACTTCGCTTTGATTGCAGAATGCTGGACTGGCGAAGGTGTATTCACCCGCATCCATTCGTTCATGGAAAATTGGGTCTTGTATCCATCTTCCATGAATGAATCAATGACAGAATCAAGCGATTCGAACATCGCAGCGAGTCGGGCATCAACAACTGCCGCCTTCTTCGCCTTCGTTTCCGCCTTCGACTTGAGGATTGAAGCGCCCTCAATAGTGAACTCGGAGATCCATCGGTCAATCTTCTGGATCATCTGTGTCGAATCCAAGCCCCTCGAAACCATCCGGGCGATTGCCCCAGCGGTCGTAAAGGCACCGTCGGTAATCTGCTCAATTGCGAGGACATTCACCTTAGGGCGATTGTTCTTAACCCAATCGATGAACCAGGACTTCTTCTTATCGGAAGTCACAGAATAATTGTACCATGCGAGCGAATCAGAAAGAAACTTTGAAAAATTTGGATCAAGAGGCGAGAGATAATCCTTTGCCTCTGGCTCCTTCCCCCAGAACACTTCATTGGTGTTTTGAAATCTACTCATGAATCAAGTATAGCTTAGTGCAGGACGCATGTCAACTCTTTTGAAAAAAAAAATATTTTTTCGTTTTTTATTGACATCAACAAGGAAGTGCGATATAATATGAGTATGGAAACAACATACCTTGTCTATCACCTGAGTTTCTTCAACCCACGCACCGGAAAAGAACTGGTACTCTCGGTCCCGTTCGAAGATTCAGATACCAATAACTCTCTGGATAACGCATTGTCCTGGGGCGAGAATTTAACCCGTTATATGGACGGGTTTGTTTTTGAAGGGGCTTCTAGCTAAAGATTTGACAATCGATTCGCATTTTTAGTATACTGAATGAGAGGATAAATATGACAATTCGTACAGGGCAGTACATCGTATATTCTGGTAAGTTCCTTGGTGCGCCGAAGTTTGTCGGCAAGATCCGAGGATTCAAGGGAAACTTTATGTTTCTTGAAGGTGAGCGTCTTCCGATCAATATGGCTTCGGTGAATATTCAACTATATCGCCAGTAGACTAAATATTAAAAAATATAATGAGGGGGCTTCGTGCCCCCTATAGGTGTTTATATGTACAAACCATACGATCCAGAACTACAACACTTTGATAATGCCGGAAGGGATATTGTCAAAGCATTTATTCAAAAAACTTCTGGTGGAAAAATTGTAGTCGAAGATAACCCAGATCAATACGGTGTTGATCTTGTCATGAAGAAGAGGGGCGAGATCATTGGATATGCCGAAGTCGAAGTCAGGGTTTCTTGGAAGGGGAAGGTATTTCCCTTCCCTGATTTAAACGTCCCATCACGTAAAGCTAAGTTGTTGAAAAATAAGGCCCCAACATACTTCTTTTCAATCAACAATGACCATACAGCGATGTTTTTCTGTGAGGGAGGGGTAATCCTCGATTCGCCCAAAAAAATGTCTCCTAATCGATTCTTGTCGGAAGAATTATTCTTCAAGGTCCCATTATCGAAATTAAGGTACGTCGATCTTGAAAAAATAAATAATTAAAGGGACTCTTGTGAGTCCCTTTTTTTGTGCTTTGCCTTCCGGCTTCTTGCCTTGTCTTTTCTCGAACGAATAACAGATCCGGTCTTGACACCGGAACGGATCTTCGAATATTTTATTTTCGGGAGTTTAATCGACTCCATTTTACCTCCAAGGTGAGGGATATTCCCTCATGCATTGAAAACACCGATACTTTCCGTTGACTGGTCTAGAGTATCGTGTATGGAATTCTCCACAAATCCAATTCTGAATCGCATCAATAATCTTGCTCATCGTTATCCTTTATTTATCTATTTTACCACAACCAACCCTTGCAGGCAACTCAGTTTGTATTTTATTTGTTGCAAGAATTGGATATAGATCTATCTGAAACCGCTACATACTCATTATAACGATTCTAGAAACAAAAGTCAAGAGAAAAGTGAAGATTTTTCCAAGAAATATTTCGTCAGGATTTAGTTGTGATTGGTTGACATCTGAGAGCATATTCGCTATACTGGTTTCATATGACACACGAAATGACTCGCCAAGAACGGATTCGGATGGCCAATGCCCTTGCCGACACCCATGGACGTACCGTTAGCCGTCAGCAGATTATCGATTTCGGTGAGAAGTTTGGATTGAATCCTGTCTTCCTCACTAAGAATAAGGTGGGACGTGGTTTGTACGATATCTCTGAATTCCTTGTCGGTGGTTCGATCACCCACGAATCAGATGATTCTCCTGTGATTCAGAAGACCGATGCCGAACTTGTCCAGAACATGCGTAAGCGGTTCCGGACTCTTGATCGTATGGCTGGCGGTGTTGTCGCTGGTCAGGTACGTTCGATGATCGTTTCCGGTCCTGCTGGTATCGGTAAGACTTATACGATTGAAGGGATTCTTGAGCGTGCGGCGGAAGAGAAGAAGATCCGTTACCACAAG